CTCAAGCACATAGAGGTGGACCCACCACCTGATGCCTGACTTGACGCACAGGCTCTTCGGGCCTATGATGGGCACGAACATACTATCATTACCACCACCAAGGGGAGGTCGGATGTCGGACTTGAAGCAACTCATCGTTGCAGCAGATGGCGCACACGCCGTGTTCCTTGCAGCCAAGCATGATGCTCAGCTTGCAGGAACAATCACGACAACACAGAAAGGAACACTGCACAGAAATGGGAGACCAGTTGGCGACAAAGAGCTTGCCAACATCTTGGTCTACTTGACTGGGCAGTATGGAATCAAACCCAGCAAGTGGGAGCTAATGGCTGGACTGGTCGCTGCCGCAGAGAAGAAGAGAAGAAGAGCGCAACGCAAGCCACCACCCGCTGAGTTCACAAAGCAGGTGGAGGATTGGTTGAATGACAAAGACCCATCAACCACGAACCTCAACATCACAACGGAGCGAATTGCAAATGACATAATGCCGGAAGAGTTTGAGATAAACAGGCGTGGTGTAGAGATGAAAACTGCCAGCGCTCTCAGGGTTCTTGGCCTGCAATCAAGGCGGGTAATGGTGAACGGCGCAAGGCGTTACCGGTGGTTCCCAACAAAAACCCCTTGACGAAGTTAGGCACAGTAACTAAGTTCTCAGGGAAGGCGAAAGCCAACAACAACAACAACAAAAGAACGAGAAGAGAAAATGCACAACCTTACTCCAGAAGAGATCCTCGCCATCATGAAGGCAGTCTCAACCAAGGAATCAAAGCAGGCACGTGATGCTATTGCGAATGACTCCAATGTTGAGATCGATACCATCGTTCGGGTCAAGGGCATCCTCAAGCGAGGCGAAGCCTTTGACTCTAAGGGCACCAGCCGCATCCCTTGGAAGGTTGCTATTGCGCTGCTGCTCAAGCGCTCAGGCGTGACCGGCCCCGGCTCTATTGAGCTTTTGACTGAGGCTATTCGTGATGCCGTCACGATGAACAAGGATGCTCGCAACGAGCTTCTTAAAGAGAACGGCGTTGGTGACGCCCTTCAGATTGTAGACAAGGAGCTTTGCGAAAAGCTTCCGCCCATCCAAAAGGATGGAAACATTAGCTTCACTCCTTCGGTGGTGAAGGCAGTTCGTGAGCCCGTATTGGTGGCTGACGAGAACGAAGACAACGACAAATCCGGCACAGAAGCCGCGAAGTAGGAGGCAGAAATGAAGCCCAAGAGAAACAAGAAGGTGAGCGCGGAAGACTTCATCACCGCCTGGCAAACCGCCGGGTCTGTCGATGAAGTCTCAGAGCGACTTGGCATGTCCAAGAGCGCAGCGATGACACGGGCCAGCAACTATCGCAGGGTCCATGAAATCCCGCTCAAGAAGTTCTACAGGTCAACTAAGCTGGACAAGCAAAGGCTTCGCGACCTGGCGACATCACTGGCGGCACACGGGAAGTAGTGGGGGCAAAGACCGGGGGTCACTCCTGTGCCCTTTAGGACCGAGCAGGGAGGCATGTCGGTGGTCGCACAGATGCCTCAACCCTACTGCCTGTAGGCAGCAGAACAGAAAGAAAGAACCTAACAACCCTCACTTTTCGAGTAGCAGATGGACAAACGAAGAGCCAAAGCAGAAGCGTCAGCAGCCAACAGGGTCAACACATTGCCAGCAATAGCCGCCTTAGTGAAAGCTATGGGGGGCAGCTTCAGGCAGGCAAGCAAGATTATGGGAGCAAACTACGCCACCCTCTGGAGACAGAAGGAAGGCAAAAAGAACTGCCCCAGTCTCGATGCCCTGATGCTTTACGCGCATCGCGTTTACAGCCGAACAGGCATCAAGATGGTCGTGACCGTAACCCCGGACATGAACCTCTACTACACAATCACTGACAGCTACGAAGATAGTTCGTCAGGTTGAAAAGCTTTTGATAGTTCGCTATCAGTCAATCGCCCGCAGGGACTGATCATCCCTGCACCTCGCAAGAGGTGATGGGCTTCCGGTGGGCCCCCAGGTTTCCTGGTGCGGCCCTAACCGGGAGCCGTCGCGCATACACCGGGAGTCTTCATGTGGATTGAGCAGGCAAGGCAAGTGTCTCTACAGGCAGCAGCAAGGGCTGCGGGCCTGACGGTTGCACGGAACAGCATGGCACCATGCCCAATGTGTGCCGCCGTTACACGCGGCAGCAGCGACAAGCGTGGACCAATAGGGTTCAGTCGAGATGGGTACGGGTGGATGTGCCACCACTGCGGGGCCAAGGGTGATGTCATCGACTTGGTCTCGATCACTTCATGCGGCAACCTGTTTCGGAACATCGACAAGCTTCAGCAGCGCGCAGTTCGTAGCTGGTTTTCAGAGCGAGGCGCGTGCCCACCACCAAGCGGCCAGCCCGTCAAACCTGCCGAGCCAAGCGCCCACCCCTTGCCGATGAGAGACGTGGAGAAAATAGAGGCGAGAAACCAACGCCCCCCGCAGGCTGAACTGAAGAAGCTGTGGGCATCGACCTTCTCAATAGTTGACGGACTCGACCTCCCGCCAGTGTTCTCTGACCCGCTCGATGACTGGATGATTCGCAAGGAGTTCTCGCCCATCCTGTGCTCAAGGCTCAACCTTGTGCGGGTTCTTCCTGCGCCAACCCAGTTGAACTGGCCGGGCTGGTGGCCCAAGGTGTGGGCGAATGACTACCGGCTTGTAGCGCCTGCCTATGAAATGGACGGGACATTCGCCAGCATCCACGCGCGAACATGTCGAGACCAAGAGGGAAAGCCGAAAACACGGTGGCCCAAAGGCTGTAAAGCTGGCGGGCTCGTCATGGCGAACCCAATGGCAGTCAAGATGATGAGAGGAAATCCACTCGATTTTGATGGAGACGTACCCGGTTTACTGGTTTGTGAGGGATTTACCGACTTTCTCCGAGCCGCCCTTACTGCTATGAATGAAGGACTTGCCCTCCCAATCATCGCTGGAACCTCTGGTTGCTTCAGGCAACTCAGAGAAGTGAAGATCCCCAAAGGTCTCAACATCTTTATCGCCACAGACCCAGACGATAAAGGTGATGACTATGCAGACATCATATCTAAACAACTTGCCCACCACCCCGTATACCGGCTGCCGCTAAAGCAACAGGAGACCTAATGCCAGACTTGGATGAGACGCTGCGCGGAAACCAAACGCTGAGAAACTTGCTGAAACTGTCGGTCGTGAGTGGTTCCATGACCGGAGAAACCCCAGAAGACAAGGCCTACCTGGGTGACGATGAGTCCGACCCGGCCGCCTTGAATCAGCTTGAGCAGTACAAGGACAAGCAAGGCAATGCGACGGGGGTAGCAAAGCCAACGCGCCGGAATGTGTTTCTTATCCTGACCTATGACAAGCGATGGAAAGGACGGGTCTGGCTCAATGACTTTGCTGGCTCTCTGATGATTGACGACCGAGAGTATGCCGATGTCGATGACACGGAGATCAGCCTGTGGCTGGACCAGGCATATCAACTGCAGGTGTCGTCAGATAAAGTGCGCGAGATGACCCAGTTTGTTGGCAACCGAAACAAGAGAAACCCACTTCAGGACTGGCTCAATCAGAAGCATTGGGACAAGACATCGCGCCTCAACGAATGGCTCGTGCGGGCAACGGGATGCGAGGATACAGAGCTTAATCGAGAGATAGGCAAGCGGTGGCTGATTCAGGCAATAGCAAGAGCTATGGTCCCCGGCTGCAAGGCAGACTGCGTCTTGATCCTTATTGGAAAACAGGGCGCAAAGAAGAGCACGCTGCTTAGGACGCTGGCATCCACGCAGTTCTTTGCTGACACTCCTATAGACATCGGGTCAGCCAATGCCTACACACAGATTCGTCGTGCCTGGATATACGAAGTGGCTGAGCTTGATTCAGTGCGGCGGTCAGCCAACTCTGCCACCAAGGCGTTCCTAAGCGCCCAGGAGGATGTCTACAGGCCCGCCTATGGCCGGCACGCTGTGACTGTGAAGAGGCACGTCTGCTTCGCAGGAACAACCAATGAGGCGCAGTTCATTAGCGACCAGACAGGGTCACGACGATACTGGCCAATCAAGGTCGGCAACATTGACCTTGAGTGGGTCTCTGAACATCGTGACCAGCTTTGGGCTGAGGCCATCGTCGAGTTCAACGCAGGCGAGCGGTGGTGGCTGGAGAACGTGGTATCCGACTCCCTATCTGAAGAAAGCGAGCAGTACCGACACGTCGACCCATGGATGGAGCGCATCTCTGATTGGTTGATTGGCAACGCAGCGTCACTCACAACCAGAAACATTCTGGAGAATGGGCTGAAACTTGAAGCCAACCAGATGACCAGAAGCGCAGAGATGCGAATAGGCGAAGTGATGCGAGACCTTGGCTACGAACGCAAGCGTTGCCGAATAGGTGGAAGACGTGTGTATGAGTGGTTGAGGAAAGACAGAGTGATTGAGATCCCTTTTAGTGAAACTAACGATTGGTAATAAAATGAATGACAATATTTGTGTGATTGGTGGCGCTAAGTTTTTACCGCCGAACAGCCCGGCAGCAAACCAGATTCGAAACAACCTAAAACTTCCAAACCCAGCCTATAAGCAAGCCCAAGCCCTTCGCGGCAGAGGCAAGTGGGTCAACATCCCCGACGCCCACATCAATGGCTGCCAAGAGATCCCGCCGGAGCATCCATGGGGCGGCGGGCTGTCCGTGCCCCGTTGCGTGGACCTCTCCCAATATGGACTGGAGATGCGTGACATGCGCGGGGCTCCAGACGCATCAAACCTAAGCCTTGAATCCAACATCAAGCTTCGTGACTACCAGGAAGATGCTGTGACCTCTTGGCTTAAGGCTGGTGGGGAGGGGGTTATCGTCGCACCATGCGGGGCCGGTAAGACCGTCATGGGCCTGGCATCCACAACAAAGATCGACACTAAGGTTCTGGTACTGGTCCACACCCGAGACCTTGCAGCACAGTGGGCCGAGCGTTGCCAGCAAATCCTTGGCGTTGATGCGACCCTTTACGGTGGCGGAAAGAAGGACGACAGCGGACGAATCGTCATCGCTACATTCCAGACTCTTGAAAGAATGCGATGGGCTGATCGGTATCAGTGGGCCAAGCAGTTCGGTATGTGCATTGTTGATGAAGCGCACCACGTTCCCGCCAGCACGTTCTGCTCTGTGATGGTCACCATTCCAGCCCGATATCGGCTTGGGTTGACCGCGACACCAGACCGTCCCGATGGACTAACTGACCTTCTGCACTGGCACCTTGGGGCTACAGTAGCTTCGATTGATACCAAGATGCTGGCGCTTGAGGGGCAGGTTGTGACCCCCAAGATCGAATGGCTGAACACCGGATGGAAGCCAGAGAAAGAAGGGCAAGAGTGGCCAAAGCTTATCACTGAGATGACTACAGACGATGACCGGAATGCAACCATTGTGAATCGCGCTCTTCAGGCGGTTGATAATGGGCGACAAGTCTTGATTCTTTCTGACCGTGTAGACCACTGCATCTTTCTGGCAAACGCTCTTTCTGAGTACAGGCTTAATGCTGAGGCGTTTGTTGGGGCAGTATCAAAGAAGAAGCGGGCAGAGATTCTTACCAGAGCAAACAGCAGAGAGATTGATGTCATTTGCGCCACGACGGTTGCAGACGAGGGGCTTGACCTACCGGGCCTTGATACGGTTATGCTGACAACGCCATCAAAGGCATTGAATCGAGTTCAACAGCGTATAGGGAGGGCGATGAGGCCCCACCCAGACAAGAAGGAGCCCATCGTGATCGACCTTGTTGATGAGCCCCGCTCGCTTAGAGGCATCGCACGTAAACGCCTGCGGCTGTACACTCGTCTTGGATGTAGGTGATAAATGCAAGACCTTTGGAACATGATGCCCGAGGGATGGTCCATCACCCCAACACATGAGGGATGGACCATCCGAGACGACGATGACGATGTGGTGGCAACCGGACCAGACATGGACGAGGTCAAGCGCATTCTCACTATAGAGTTTGCGCTACAGCAGGCCTTTGCCGCCATACAGTTGGCTCAGGCCATGCCGGTCACACCAGAAGCGTAGGCTTACTTCTTTTTCGCAGCGCTCTTCTTGGCCGGAGCCTTCTTAGCTGCTGGTGCCTTCTTAGCTGCTGGTGCCTTCTTGGGGGCAGGCTTAGCGGCAGCAGCAGCAGCGGCAGCGGCATTCATTGCATCGATGTGCAAGAACAGCTTGTTGATGGTGCCCCGCATGTCGGGCGTCTTGGTTTGAAGTGACCTCTTAAGGTCACGAAGTTCGGTATCAGAAAGCAGCATTGTTCCTCCTTATTTGGTGATGCTTGCGTTTGAATAATCCAGGCCAATCACGAACCTTAACCTTACTTCCAGTTGCATCTTCAACTGCAATTGCAAGCGCAAGAGAAGGCACAGACCGACCACTCTCCAAGTCCCTTAAATAAGGAACGGAAATGTTGAGGCGTCTTTGACCAAGATAGTCGTTAATCCATTGGCAGAAAGCAACGCGAGTGCTTTTGCCAGGCGAACTTTCTCGATAATCTCTGATGTTCATGACAACACCTCTGCAACAATAAATACAATATCGGACAAAACTTGTCCAACTCTGGGTGATGCTATTGACATCACTTCTCCACAAGAGTAGCTTCGTTCGGTGAGGTTTGGATATGACTGAAAGCGGGCACGCACCAACCATCGGAAGCAGCAGTATAGCTGCCATACTTGGACTATCCCCGTGGGCTGGTCCGTGGGATGTTTGGGCCAGAACGATGGGGCTGACTCAATCCAAATCCACCAGGGCCACGCTTCGCGGACACATCCTTGAGCCTGCGATTGCGAACTACTACGGCAAGCAGGTTGGTTGTGAACTAATCCCTGGCCCCGAGTATGAAGAAGAACCAATCATTGGGCCAGAACCCTGGATGCATGCACGGCCAGACCGGTTTGCAAAGAAGGGTGGCGAAGAGTGGCTGGTTGAGATCAAATCAACAAGGACGTTCAAGGAAGGTTGGGGCGAGCCCGGAACACCCGATGTCCCTCAATACTATGCAGCCCAGTGTCTTTGGCAGATGGCCGTGACTGGCCACGAACGCACCGACCTTGCTGCATTTGCGACCATCTCAGACGAGTACCGCGTGTTTACACTTCATCGCGACAAAGAGCTTGAGGATAGAATCGTCGGCTATGCGCGCAACTGGTATGAGAAGTACATCACCACTATGACGCCGCCAGATGTTGATGATTCAAAAGGGTGCTCGATTGTTCTTGGGCAGCACCTAAAGCAAAAGTCAAATGACTTGATTGAAGCGACCCGGCAGGATGAGGCTCTGGCCAAAGATTTGTTTGATGTTCGCCGCAGAATCAACGAGCTTGAAGCAGACAAAAGAATGAAGGAAAACCTACTCAAAGAGCGGGTCTCCGAAAGCAGGGGCGTTGTCGGGGTATGTACTTGGTCCGAGACTAAGCCTCGCGTCACAGTCGACTCAAAAAGACTGAAGGAAGAGCACCCCGACATATACGAAAAGTATTCCAAGACCGGGCAGGCAAACCGGCAGTTTCGATTTATCTATCAACCAAAGGAACAGTAAATGGCATCAGCAAACGTACCAGCACTACGGTTTCGATCTATTGTCGAAGACAAGGCATCGGAGTTTTTGAGCACAACACTCGGCACAAGTTCGGGTCAAGAGGCCGCAGGCAAGGTTGCACTTGCTTTTAGGTCGGCAGCCCAAGCCAACGACAAGCTGTACTCCTGCGACCCGGCTTCAGTAGCTCAGGCGATTGCTATGTCGGCCATGACCGGACTGATGCCTGGCGGGCCTTTGCCGGACGTGTACCTGCTTCCAAGGGGAAACCAGTTGCAGTGGTTTGTGTCCCACCGTGGGTACCTCAAGCTAATGTCGAGAACGGGCACCCGCATTCGCGCTCGATTCGTACTTGAGGGTGAGCAGTTTGAGGTTGCTGAAGGACTGAGCCCAGACATCGTTCACGTCCCAGACCTTGAGCTTGAGCCCACCTGGGAAAACCTGAAGGCTGTGTATGTTGTTGCACACTACCCCGATGGCAACAGTGACTTCGTTGTAGTCCGCAAGAAGGACATCGAGAAGCGGCGAAACAACTCTGATGCCTGGAAGCGCAACAGCAAGAAGTCTCCATGGGGCCAATGGCCTGTAGAGATGGCGCTAAAAACCGGTATTCGATACGCCATTTCTCGCGGTCTTGTCTACCTGGATGAGCAAAGCTCTCAGGCATTTGACCAAGACGGAATACAGGATGCCCCGTCAGCAACAAGCTCAGGTGTTAGTATTGGGAATGGCTCGTCTACAGGGATGGGCGCACTAAGTGAATCCGTAAAGGAACTCACTGACAACACACTTTCTACAACTGAATCCGTTGCCCCGTCTTTGCTGGACGCGGTCGACATCGAGCCCACTCAAACAGCAGATATTTAGGAGATAACCATGGGACTTATTGATCAGGCACAGGAAAAGAACAATCCTTTTAACAGCGCGCATGGTGCATCCGAGAACAAAGATGAGCCAAAGATTATGCAAGCGGCACTCCTGCTGAACATCGCAAACAACGTGCTTCAACTAAACTCGCTGCCAACCAAGGCTAAGAAGCGCTGCGCTAATCACAGAAACCGCCTTGCGGATGCAAACTGGAGGCTCTCAGGATTGCTTGGAAAGGTTGATGAGGTCAACTGGTCAAACGCGGTGGGCCGGTGCCTTGAGGGACAAGAGAAGACTATCTTGCACAGCCAGCCGAATGGAACTTGGAAAATCTCTGAATATGAGATCGACATCCGAAGAGATGAAGGCGGACAAGAGCGCTTGTTCCTCGCAGCACAGTGGGTCGATATCGACAACGAGCCAGACCTTCACTACCAAAACGGCGCACCCGCCGTGAACGTCAACATCTCAAACCCAGAGCTTCCGAAGGAACTGCTGGCTGCGCTCAGCAGCAAGGGCGGAAACGACGAGGAACTCAAGGGTCTCCTCAAGCAATTGATCGGCACGATGGCTTCAAATGCAGCCAAGACCACAGCACCCCAGCTTCCACCAGAGGCAGACAGCCTCATGGAAGGCCCCCAGAGTACAGACCCAGACTCCACTTCCGCTGATTTTGATGACTAATGGGGTGTAGCGCAACTGGCAGCGCATCCGGTTGTTACCCGGAAGGTTGGTGGTTCGAGTCCACCCGCCCCAGCCTTTGGATGGACCGTGGATAAAGTCATCAAGCTATACCGGCGGTGCTGCATTGAGTGCGGGCACATCTGGTTCGGTAAGCTGGCTTGCCCGAAGTGTAAGGCACCAGGCGAGCCTATTTGGGTTGAGGGGCAGGATGCCGCTGTATGAGTACGAGTGTGATGCATGCGGAAAAAGAGAAGAGCGCCTACAAAAACACGGCGACCCAGCACCGTTCTGCCAACAGTGTTCACAGGACATGACTAAGCGAATCAGTGTTGGCTCATTCGCCCTCAAGGGCGAGGGCTGGGCCAAGGACAACTACGGGCTCAAAAAGACAACAGCGAAGGAGAAATGAAAGTATGAGACTTCAATCTTTAGGTCGACCATGGATCGTTTTGAACTATGCAGTAAGCGAACCAGACGAGTGGACCTGTAGGACCATTGCTGAAGATATTGGAGACACTCCAAAGAAGGTTGGCATGACTGTGCGCTCTCTTCAACAAAGAGGGTTTCTTGTAAAGGGAAAGAGGCTCGGCAGGGCCCACGCCTTGTTCCCAACACCAGAAGGCGTAGAGGCGCTGTATACCGCCATTTAGTCTCCCCACCTTTTCGTCCACGCCGGTCGCTCATGGTGAGCATCCATGCAGCGGGGACGCCGGTTCCTACCGGGCGAGAAGGATGGGGCATGGAGTATCAATGAAACTACATTGGACCGCAGGTGACCAAAAACAGCGTGACTCTACCGGGTTCTTGTTGTGGCGAACCTCCTGTAAACGATGGATGCTGCTTAGCCGAACTACTGTGCCAAGCGGGGTCACTTGCAAGCAATGCCGTAAATACCTGGACAAGCTTGCTGCAAAGTAGGCCTAAGTTACAAGAACTTTGTGGTCAGTTTACGTGCCCGTTTTCTGGCCACAATTTCAACACCAATGCTCGCAAGAGCAGAAAGTGCTGGGGTGACATAAGCCCGCTGGTGGATTGGCCACTGGCGGGCTTTTTCAACGAGGCCCGCAGATTCAGCCCCGTTCAGGTGTCGCGACCTGGACGGGGCTTTCCCAGACCCAGGTGCTATTTGCAACCAACGGACCAGGATATGGACGTAGCCATCTCAGCCCTTGTGCTAGTATGCGTCAGCTACCTTGCACTTAGGCTAAGCTCGTTCTAATGGCACGATGCGGACGATGTGGGCTCTTCGCTCAGTACCCAGGAGACTTCAGTGAGAAGAAGTACGCGGGAATGTGCCTATGGTACCGGATTCGTTTGCCTGAGGATGAGGTATGGGAGCAGAGGAAGTGCGCTCAGTTTTTCGAACGGATTCCGAACTGGACGAGTCAACAGCACTGGTCATACGCGACTCGGCATGATGACCTGGGGCGCAGTTGGCATGCCAGTAGACGAGCCTTGACCTTCTCGTTGTTCTCACTGGTATTGTCCGCCGCCGGGCTTGCGTTCAAGTTTATCTAAGAGTCCCTGTTTTCGATCATCTTAGCGATGTCTTTCTTGAGCTTGTCTTCTTCTTTGCTCTTGATGATCGTGTCGAGCTTTGCGGTTTGCTCAGTCAACTGAGTACCAATCGTGTCCGTCATGCGGTCAATCCGCTTCTGGGCAAACCAGTTGGTGACAATCAAGTAGATGGCAAAGATGCCCATCGCTCCATACTCCAGCAGTGCGGTGACCACGCTGCTGGTAGTGTCGGATACGACCTGCTCTTCCATTAGACCTGGGGCTCGTCAATCAAGGTGTAGGTGAACTGCGGACCATAGGTCTCAGCAGACTTCTCAACAATAGCCATGAAGCACGCGAAGTCATCGGCGTTTGCCCAAACCTGGCAGCCCGCTGACCACTTGTCTACTTCAGTGGAGTGGGAGCCTGCCTTGTGTAGATTGATGCCGAAGTACCCATCCTGCTCAGTGGCTGGATCCATGTCGAGGATGTCGTCCTTGTTGTCGTCCCGGTACACCCGGACGCGGCCACCGGTTTGAACCAGGGCCTTGTACTTACCTCGATGAAGGCCAATCTTGTATGAGCCTCTGTACTGGTCCGCCACAAGAATCGCCGTCCCGTTGACGTTCATTGGATGCTCTCGCCAGTAGGTGCCTGGGTCGGTTGTGCAGTGCCAGGTACGAGTGACCCATCCGTGTTCATCCTTGTAGACCACGTACATATAATCGTTGAACTCGTTGGCGCTATCTTCAGGTGTACGAACGCCGATGATGTTCAGGTTGTAAAGCCCGTTCTCGAATACTGCGTGGCCAAGAGATTCGACATAGTCAAGGATTTGAGGCCTCATCTGCAACGTGCTCCTGTCGCCTGACAGATGGCCGACTGGTTGGTCATTAGCGTCTTCAGGTCACGCGACATCTCATTCTGCTGAGTCTCAATCTTTTCAATACGAGTCTCGCCAGCCGTGTGACCCTCAGCCGCAACGTGAATCGTTAGCTCACTCTCCTGGCCATCAAGCGTCTCTTGGATCTTGGTCACGTCCGAAGACATGGCCTCAAGATGCCACCACCCACCACCAGCAAGGAACACTACGGTAGCGACCCATATGATCAGCTTTGTGTCGATGTCTTTCATTTAAAGCCCCCCGAGCCGTATGAATAAGCAGCACTGAGGCCAACAGCAACCACGCCAACCGTCACAAGTGTCTCCAGTCTACCAAACCACCGCTGTGTTCCTGGCCTTTCAAGGAATGGGGGAGGTGCTGATTCCTCCTTTAATTTCTTCTTATACCATTCAAGGTCCATCTCCAAAGCCTTGGTATCTACTGCATACTGGGCAGCGACGGACTCTGCCCACTTCTCGGTAGCAAGGAGGTCCGCGTAGTCTGAAAGAGGCACAAGAACACCAGAGCATGATGCGACACCACGGGGCAAAATCAAAACGGGAGAAGGCGCCTCTCCTTTTCGAACTGGAATGTTTTTCGCGCATTGCCCGGCAATAGGCTGAGGTGCTGCGGGACGCTCGATTAAGTCTCCGGCCCTCGCAACTCCTGGGCCGAGAAGTAGGTACAAAATGATGGCAACAAATATCCCTACAGTTGCCACGGCAACCAGCTTGGCGCAGACGCCAGCTTGCTTATCAAGCCAACTCATCGTCGGTTCCTTGAGTTTCCCTTGTCAGCCAAGTCTCCGGCGGGGTCTTTCCCTTTCAGCCGCTTCCAGACACCAGAGACTTCTTCTTGAAATGTCTGCTGAATCGTATCGTTTGCTGCATCAGCACTGCGATTGGGGGCAGGGCCGTCATCTTCCATCTTTCGCTTTTTCTGCGTGATGGCTCGGCCAATAAAGAAAGCAACAATAGCTGCCCCAAGAACTGACAATATGGTTGAAATATGCTCCATCAGCTTGAGACTATTCGAACAACGACATCGTATGCAGGAGACGCAGCCGAATTGCCACCAGTTGATTCAGGGCCCGTCACACACCACGTAGTAAGCCCAACGCTGTAGGGCACACCAAACGGCATCGCGTACTCTGAGATGCTGCCAGCGGCTGCGTAGAATATCCAATCAGGGTGAGTGGTTCCTGGTGTCGCGGCTGCGGCATCAGCAATCTTAAGATAGACCGGCCCCGCATTTTTGGAGTTGTCGACCTTGATTAAGAAAAACTCACCAGCAGTAACACCAGTGACACTAAGGCTCGCGTTAGCGATAGCATCTAAATATGAAACAAGACGACCAGCAAGCACTCTTTGATCGGATGTCTTGGTAAGCTCGGCAGCCATTCAGATCACCCTATCAATAGCGTTACTGTAGTTTTTGAATCTGGATTTTCAGTATCAAGGGGATTTGCGTTTTTTGTTGCCCAAAAACTTAGATTCGTGAACGTGAATCCGCTTGGGATTTCATAAATCTCAGTAGCCCCCTTGGGGCATTTAAAGATTAGCTGAGGAAGAGAGCTTCCAATAACGGCAGACCCGCCGTCAAATATCTTCACATAAGAATCGGACTTTACATTGCCCTCAGTGATAACGGTCAACAGCACGCCGCCGACATCACCAATGTTGGCGTTTACTGTGGCTTTTGCGTCATCCTCTTTGATGACCTTGTGAGAAACCGCCGTTCCCTGAAATCTCGTGCTGTGTAGCGTCATTCATTGAGCCTACTTCTTCAAGAACGACATCGCCTTTTCAGCGGAGTCGCCAGCAATGTATGCGAGGCCAAGGTAAAGCCACTGTGTAGAGTCCAGCATCCCCGCAGCCAGCAGGCCTGTGCCAAGAGCAAGGACCGTAATCCGACGCCAGGACATTCGGGTTTGAGAGCAGAAAAGCGACTTAATAAAATTCTTCATGATTCTCTCCGTCAGGTTCCAAGAAGCTTAGCAATAACAGTGCTGCTTGGGTTGTTCTGGGTTTCAGTGGTTCCGTCGTAGCTGGCTTGAGTCTGGGTAACCCAAAAGGTGACGCCGGATCCGTATGTTGATCCAGTGTCGCAAACATAAGTTACCTTCTCCCCGGCAGGGGCGTAGAAGACCGACTCTGCCTTTACACTCTGGGACGCTCCAGAAGTAGCGTTGTGAATCTTCAGGTAGTTGACCTGGCTCGCGTTGGCCGTGTTGTCGATTTCAACAGCATATACGGTGCTTGCGCCGCCAAATACGTCAAGTTCAGACGTGCCATTCGCGGCTGCGTCTGTGATCAATGTGCCCGCCAGGGCATCGGCAACAGTTCCAATAGTTACGTTGGCCATCTTTACACCTCAAGAAGTAACGAATGTGACATTTACATTTCCACCACTGATTGCGCCAGTAGATGAAACACCAGGGTCGCTTACCATCCAATAGCTAAGCTTGGTAAACGTGATTCCGTCAGGCATCTTCCATCTAACATTGGAGCTTGTTGGGCAGAAAACAACGATGTCTGGATTGGTGGTGCCTGGAACAACTCCGCTATCAACGTCGGTTAGAGTGATCTTCAGAAAAGCCACAGTAGACGATGAGCCGTTCTCTACATCAATAGAGTACAGCTTGCCATTGTCTTGGGTGACATCAGTAGTGGCTGTAACAGGGGCAGCGGTATCTACGACAATCTTGTATGTAAGTTTGTCGTCCTCGAATCGTGCTACAGAAAGTGCCATTAGTCAGTCCTCTACAAAGGAAGTAGTACATTAGCGGCAACTGCGTCGAGGTTCTCGACGTTGTTGCCCCCAGTCGGGAATCTGAGATTAGTGTTGGAGCCGCCATCTTGCACGCCGGTTTGCTCAGCCCATGATCCCGCAGCGCCATCGTTGGTATTTATTGACACACGGCCAGAGTCATGGACTACCACCCATGTTCCATTGCCATCAGTGGCAAGTCCACGGGCATCTGTGCGGGGTAGATCATCATTATCACTAGTGTAGTAAGTCCAGTCCTGGCCACCATCTGTGCTTCTTGAGACGTTATCCCCAACCACCATCATAACCGTGGAGCCTGCTGCCGCGATGTGCCGGTTTGAGTGTGCGACCAGATTCTGATTCTGGAGAGCGCCGCCATCCAATGTTGCCACGGTCCAGCTTGACGTATCAGCCGCCGTGGCATGGATAATCCGAGTCTGACCACTATCGCGGGCAAAGACTACCCACCGGGATGTCCCACTGTGAGTGCTGTACGCGATGCCGCGAATCTTAAAGCCATCATCAGATAGGGGTGAATCAGCAGTGTCGTAGACCTTTGCCCACGATGCCCCGTTATCAGTAGACTTAAAGATCTGGTCGTGGTTGTCGCACATCCAAGTGCCAGCGCCATCAGATGCCAAATGTCGGACATCTACCCCGTTGGTGAACCAACCCGTAGCCCCGGACATGTCTACTGCTGACCAGCTAGCACCATCAGTGGACCGCCATAGCGTCCCGTTTTGGCCTGCTGCCATCCAAACATTGTTGCCCCAAAGAACTGCATAGAGCTTCCCTGCTGCAACGTTAGTGTCAGACCACCCCTGGGTATTGGTTGGATCTGACGAGTACCGAATCTCACGGTTACCGTTTGAGTCTACGGCAACCCAAAGTGGATCTCCTGACCCATCCTTACCGTAGCCAACTGCGTTGTAATCGGTGGTCCCCATGTTTGAGGAGACGTACCCCGTCCAGGCATTCAAATCTGAATGGGCTGCCGTGGCTACACAACCATCAGCACCAACAATGCACCAGAGTGATGCACCAGACGCAGGGGCGTCACAACCATTTACTTTAAGGCTGGCTTTTGCTACACCGCTGAAAGATGCAATGTCAGCAATAGCTACACCATTTATGGCTGCGATATCAGGCATTAAGCAACCTCGATGACATCACCAGATGGGCTGAAGAAAACCAGATCAGCAGTCACAGCCCAGCCAATGACTTGTACAAAGTCTCCACTCGTATCCGGGGCAGCTTGCTCTGGTACATTCTCAGAAGATGTCTCAGCTTCAGGTGTGAAGAGAGCCCCGCCGATTGTGTAGGAGGGGAACGACGCAGCATCCCGCAAGAAGCCGTGCATTAGGAACTTTCCAGCAGCATCTGCTGAGATGTCCTCCGCTGCCATAGCCACACAACGGGAAGTTGCAGATGCAGTGGCAACAGCCTTCCACATCTTAGAATCGGCAGCTTTGAAGTAAACCACCTCTCCACGTGTCAGTGCTTCCCCTGCTGTGAAGACTGCGGTAATGCCCGAAACAGACTCGTCTGCGATTGATGAGTTGATTCCAAGTGCGCCCATCACATCGACGCCAGCATCAGGGCCTACAAGAATCGCAGGTGTAGTCCCATGCGTTGAGCCGACGCCAATCTCAAGAGTGTTGGTGCCATCATCCAGGCCGACGCGGAAGTCCACCTCATTACCATCAAACACCAGCATGGTGTCTTCTGTACCAGCGTCACCGATGGTAACTGTGGGCGTGGTTCCAGTGACAACCAGATCACCAGTAAACGTGGCCTTCTGTGCCTCATCAATGGTCAGCGCAGCAACAAGGCCAGAGCCACTGTTCGTGGAAACGATGTACTTGCCCTTAACGTCATCTGATGAGCCACTGTGGCTGCCCTCGACCTGGGCCAAGGCTGCGTCTGCGTGGTCCTCAAAGATGATCTTCGACTCACAGCCACCCTCAGTGTTCTCAGCGGTTGAGTTCTGCAACGTGACGGCAGTCGTAGTACTGCTTAGCTGAAGCGTTGTGCCTGGAGCAGCCGTACCAATACCAAGCCGATTGTTGGTCTCATCGACAACAAGCGTGGTTCCATCGACCTCAAGGTCAGTAAGGATGAGCTTCTGACCACCCCCAGTAAAGCTTGAATTGAAGCTGGGCATCGATACTCCTAACTGTTGTCATGCCAATGAAGCCGGGCTTTCTCAACAACAACCGCTTCGTTGGGCATAATCCACAAGTAGACCTTACCAGCAGTTGTTTGACCAGACGGCGCGGTCGCAAACAAACGGTCCAACGAGATCACTGTATGAGCGTTGTTTGAAGTCCCAGCAGCAGTGGTGGCGACACCCTCGACCTTAGCAGTCAAGGGGTCATCTCCAGCGCTATCCCACGTCAGATAACAATCAAACCTGAAAGCGGGGATGTCGGCAACAGCACTAAACGCGAGGTCCAACTGCGCGAAGTCACACGCCTGCGGCAATGCCCTGGACCTGGCATCGCTTGGAGTCCCGCTCGTCTGCTCCGCTAAAAGCGTAGACGCGAACGCGCTGGTGGACGTAAGCGATGTCCGAGTCGTGTTTGTGATGAACCCCTGCATGGGAGCCTCCTACTCAGGGATTCAAATCAGGTGGACGGGTTGACGATGTCTACGACAAAGCCCTGAGTTGCCGCAAGGTTTGCGTTAGCGTTTCCAAACTCAGTCGAGATGCTGACATAGTTGTCAACGGTAGCGTCGATGGTAAACGACGGCTCAAACTGAGCAGAAACCAGCTTTGATCCAATTACGTCAGAATCAGAGATAGTTCCAAAAGACACCGCAGTAGTGGTCGTGCGGATTTGGATGACCATGTCGCCAACAGAAAAATGGGATGTATTGTCTTGATCAACGGCGGTTGAAACTGCACACTCAGTATCAGATGTCATGGTAGTACCATTGCTGCCAAAACGAAGCCGGACAGTCAGGTTGTCGGTTCCACCAGCAATAGCAGAGGTCGCCGTAACCCAGCGTACTCGGATTGTAGAACCAGCAACAAGGGTGTTTGCTGGAATCTTGTACTGAGCAGTCTTGTTTTCGGCACTGCTTGTTGCTGTGGTGCTGCCCGCAGCCACATCAGCGTTCGCCTGGCCACCAACGTACATCTTTTTGCCACCGCCACGGCCATGGTCAACCGCAAGAGCAATACCGTGGCCAAGTGCGCGGCCAGCCATAAGTTCGGGAATCTGGGACATTTTCTACTCCATACGGGGAGGGTTTAGGGATTCGGTCAGTAGAATAACATACTGAGCTTAATCAGTATCGGGAGTTTCCTTTTCTTTGGTCTCTCTTTCAATTTCATATCGGGCATGCTTGAGCATTTCAGCCACTCGTGACTCATAGGTATCAACATACCTACCCTTAACTCCCATCAAACCAGCAAACTCAAGAAAGGAAAAGTCTGTAGGGTCACCTTCGTAAAAGTCTGGACGAGGAAGCATTGTGTCTCTTCGCCAGTCATCTTTACTTAGGCCGACCGGTATCGCGGGCTCAGAAGTCGGAACATCAAGCCACCCCGCATCTTCAAGAGGATGTCGTGCGTGCTCCCTAAAGAGGGCAGAAAGCTCAACCAGCGTCTCTACAGGGCCAAGATTGGCGCGGTCCATGGCCGTGATGGTGTGCATAGAGCGCCCGAAGCCAGGAGTCTGCAACATGTTTCGGAAAAACCACCACGCTTCGCCGTTCATTGCTTTGAACTGATCGCGGCCCGGCACATCTTCATAGACCTTGTTCTTGACGGGAACCTTCTGAATCTCCAAAAGTTGGTATAGCTGGCCACCAGTCAGGTTGAAATCCAACTCAATGAACCAACCGGGCACCACGTTGTTTCGCTTCAGGTCGTACCCATAAAAGAAGTCCTTCTCGCCAGCCATGACAAACGGGAACTGAACCCACGGAGTAAACCGAGACACCAATCCCCTTGCGCCCTCTTGCCCTCGTTCAGAATGCATAAGGAACGGCGCTTGCCCAAGATCCGTAACGACATTCAACACATCCTCGAAAGGCAAGATTGGCGCCACAAAAGCAAGCTGACGATTGTAGTTACCAGTCCAATAGGCATCCTTCAATGAGACCATCATCCGAGACTTAAGGTAGTCATCGAGAATTACCTCAGGATCTTCCGGGTCAAGAACCATCCGCTGAGAACCACGCACCAAGCGCATCTGGGCAATGATCCGGTGAGGGTTCCGCAACATCGTATCCCAGAACAGGTCGAGATTCTTCCTCTGGTACGAGTAGAACATGACGAACCAGCGAAGCTTCTTACGCTCAAACTCGGTCAGCGCAGAGTAATCAAAGCCAGCCTTTCTGGAGATTTCCGCAGCAGCAGATGGCGACCTGCCCTTAGCCAACTCATCTACAAAGATGCTGACTCGGAAATAGTTATCAACGGCGGTTGCAACCTCGACAAGGTTTCCCTGCCACCACTTAGGGAAACGACGCATCCAGCCCATAAACTTGGGCATCTTGTCCTCAAGGTCTTTAGCCAACGCTTGTGTTGTTTCAGCCTGAATATAACTGGACTTCATCCCCTCCCTGATTGCCAGATGAGCGACCATATCATCTGTATAAATCATGCCATTCTTAGTGAATAGAGCGGCGGAATGTGGTGTGTACCCGCCCTCTTTCCACATTCTCGCAACAACCGATCCGACCATGTCAGGACGAACACCAAAGTGCGCCAGGTCAATCGCGCTATATGTCCTAAACGCAGACACGGGAGCCTTCACCAAGTACTTGGTGGCAGCAAATGCTCCCTGGGTCTGGTAAGCCTGAAAGAACGCGCCAAGAGTCACGCCAGCGTAGTACGCAGAATTTGGCATACCAATGCCCGTGGTCACCCCCATCTTGATCCGCGAGGCCGTGACCGGGTTCAGGTCCATAAGAGTATCGACAGCTTGACCAAGCTTCATTTGAATAAATGTCTTCGGGCGCTGCTTTGTCGGCTGGTCCAGCGCCACGTTGGTTCGCTGTGATTTGATCGTCCGAGTTCTGCCGCGAGTCCACGCCTGACCAATAGACGCCGCACGGTCTACTGCGTCCTCAATCTCTTTCGTCAGCATCAAAGGCACAAGAGCTTCGGAACCATCCGGCATAACATGCCGCTCCCACTTGCCTTTGCCAAGCTTAAAGCCCCACTCTGCCAAGAGGTCATGCGCCCTGGTGTAGGCAATCTGGTCTCTCCAGCCAACACCCCACCGGCCAGGACCGCCATCATCAGGCATGTCGTGAATCGCGTACATGCTGCGCGGTGGAGCGGCAGGCTTTTTATGAATTTCGCCAGTCTCCTTGACCCTCTGCATCGACGCACCCCAGGTCATCTCTTTGTTGAGATAGTACGCGACCCGGTCAACGAATCCATCCCGGTCCAACGATGTGCCTGGACCAAACTTTTGATGCCTCGTCAACTTTCTGGCATCCATCGTTACGCCATATTCAGCGAGATTTCGAGACAGATTTCCAATGATCTCATTGGCCCTCATTCGGGCAATCATTTCAAGTGTGGCGACGGCCTGGCTGTATTCAGGAATTGCTGTCGGGTCTGCACCAACTGCGCGGCCTTCACCGGCAGCCCAATCGAACATCGATTTAAAGTCACCTTTATAGAACCACTGGTAGAGCATCTGGTATTCGATGTCATGACGCTCAATCAAAATCGACTTGTCTGTGGTCCCCTCAAGAGACATGAGAATCTCTCGGGCGCGCTGTTTCACCAGTTCCTTTCGAGACCACAATCCATGGTGAATCTCACGAACAGCATCACCAAGCGCATACAAGTCGCCATCAGCAAGGTCTTCAAGTGGAGTTCGCTCATACGTCCGCAAAATTCGGAGCGCAGCCCGCTCGTGGTCAGTCAGGCCCTTGCCGTTATGAAGGAGCCCCTGGATAGCATCAAGCCGACTGTAAAGCTCCATGTGAGTGAGTTGCATGACCTCATCACCGGAATGGATCTCACCACGCTCCATCCGACCAAGTCGACGGGCATCAGCCTCCAGCACGCCACTAAATCTATCAACCATTTCAAAAAGCTGAGAGGTCTGGCCTGGGTTCACAGGAGCGTTCAGCTTGCCGATCATGCTCCGATATACCGCTTGATAGCTTGTGGCATCATCAACTCCGACCGCAAGGTCAGCCATCTGAAGAATCCACCGGTCGATGCCATTTAGTTCTCGGACACCTGCCTCAGTCAGATCACGCACGACAGGCGCAATATAGTCATCATCCCCAAACTTAGGCACAACGAAGCGGTCCTTAAAGTTTAGCTTCATCTCCTCCAGGCGCTTGCTTTTTGAAATCACATGATTTGCTGCAGTTTTGATTCCATTTACAAAAGCAAATGCAAGGTTTGGTGAGATTTGTTCTGCGTATTTTGTTGCACGAGAAGCTACGCCAGCCTCTACATCTATTAGAACCTCGGCAATCTTGTTGTACTGCTTTACAGTTACAACTTCAAAAGCAAACCTTGGGTCGAAAAACTCCTTTGGCAAAATGTCAGCCAAAGGCTCAGAAGCAAGCTCAAGAACCAGGGTCTTAAGGCCTGCCGCTTGAGGGGCATCGAGAACAACAACTCCCTCAGTCAACATGACGTTGTCGGCTCCCCAGAATTGCTGGGCAACATCTGTAGGGACAACCTCTCCCTTCTGGTAGACCTTTAGATTTTTTGGCTGAGTACCAATAGCCTCCGCAACGCGGGTGCGAATCGAGTTCTGAATGCGCTTCATTCTCTTCAATGGCACAAATGTGCGAAGCGTCGGACGGACCCACTCCTCACCGATAATCCCTTTCTTCCAGTGCTCTGTCGCAACATAGGCAAGGGCCTTGTGCATGATCTCAACGGCATCAACTTCACCACCAACTGAGCGCCGACGAGTAGCCCACTCATGTGCAGCCGGGTCTGGGCTAATATCCTTCCAGTAGACTTCTTCTTTCAAGCCGAGAGCGCTGCGGACATGCTGCCGATTAAGGTCAATCGCTGATGCACTTTTAGCCCGTCCAGCCTTCTTGACTGCCTCGGCTTCTATTCGAGCGGCAGCAGTAGCCTCAACATTAACAATCGGATGCCGCTTGGCCATGACGGAGTGGGTGACCTCTTGAGCGTATGGTCTCGCTGTAGATTCTGGTCTTAGCCACTGGTCCCACAACCGCCTGACATCCTTTGGAAGTGTGGGGTCTTTGCCTCTAAGGACTCGCCACGCTTCTTTGATGTTCCAGAAAAGCTGTTGGAAAAATCTCTGAACTGCACCGTTGGGGCTATACCGAACGCGCATGTAGTGCATGAATGCATCCGCAACCTGCTCCTCACCAATGTCAGTCAACCGAACAGTGCCGTCTGGAGACGCCTCATGGTCGAAGTGTCGAGCGAGAGTGCCCATCCACTCATCTCCCATGATTGCAGAAACAAGGTGACCAGACTCGTGCCAGAGTGTGTTGAGGTCACCATTTCGGAACAGGGCAACGACGTACTTAGCTGAGACGGGATCCCACTCGAAATATCCGAGAGCCTCGCCCTCACCCATCATGTAGCGGGGCTTGGGTTCGGGGGCGCGGGGGGCAGCCTCTTCCAC